GTTAAACCAACAGACAGTAATCCTGACGCATCTAAAGGTGTAAAACAAGTTTCTGGTGATCCTCAACAAAAAGCTCAAGGTGCTGCTGACGCAATGCCTAAGTTAAAAGAGGAAGAAGAAACTAAAGCTGATGAGAAAAAATCCGAAGTTAAAGAAGGCGAAATGCCAAAAGCAGCGCTAGACGCTCTTAAAAAATCGCAAGATAAAAAAGAGATGTCACACGAAGACGAAAAGAAAAAAGATATGAAAGAAGAATCTGATGAAGATTCAATTGATGTATCTGCAGACGTTGAAGCTTTAACTAAAGATGAAGACTTATCTGAAGATTTCAAAGCAAAAGCTGCAACAATATTTGAAGCTGCTGTTAACTCAAAAGTTAAAGAAGCAAAAATGAAGTTGAAAGCTGGCTATGAAGAAAAAATAAAAGAAGAAATTGAATCTCAAAAAGCAGAATTAGTTGAAAAAGTAGACAGTTACCTTAATTACGTTGTTGAGGAATGGATGCAAGAAAACAAAATTGCTATTGAGAGAGGTATTAAAGGCGAGATCGCAGAGGACTTTATATCTGGTTTGAAAAAATTATTTGAAGACCATTATATAGATGTACCTGATGAAAAGTACAATGTACTTGAAGATCAAGCTGATAAAATCGAAGAGCTTGAGAAAAAACTCAACGAACAGATCGAAAAGAATGTTGAACAAAATAAAGCTATTGGCGAATTTAAAAGACAAGACATCATTGATGAGGCGTCTTCAGATTTAGCTGATACTGCTAAAGAGAAATTCAACAAACTTGCGGAAGAAGTTGAGTATTCATCTGAACAAGACTTTAAAAAGAAAGTAAACACTATTAAAGAGTCTTACTTTGGAAAAAAAGTTGAGTCCAATGATGAATTAGATAATGTAGCGGCAGGCGAATCTGCTGAGCAACCAGCAGATTTAACAAACGCTATGGCTGCTTATAGTGCCGCTATAAGTAAAACAAAAGACATTAAATTGTCGGTTAAATAATATAGGGAGAGAAAAGATATGTACTTATCTGAAACTTACGAAAAAAAATGGCAGCCTGTCCTAGAACACCCTGATTTACCAAAAATCAGTGATTCTTACAGACGTGCCGTTACAGCTACAATCTTGGAAAACCAAGAAAGAGCTCTAAAAGAAGACAGAGCATTTATGTCTGAAGCCGCTCCTACAAACGCAACTGGCGCATCAATTTCTAACTGGGATCCAATTTTGATCTCATTAGTTAGAAGAGCAATGCCAAACCTAATTGCGTATGACATTTGCGGTGTTCAGCCTATGACAGGTCCAACTGGTTTAATATTTGCTATGAGAAGCAGATACACTAACCAATCAGGAACTGAAGCTCTATTTGACGAAGCTGATACAGATTTCACAAGCAGAAACGCTGCTGGTGATTCAACTGCATCTTCAGGCGCAAGTCAAACAGGAACTAACCCAGGTCTATTAAATGACGATCCTTCGACAGCTTACACAAGAGGTCAAGGTATGGCAACATCTACTGCTGAAGCTCTAGGTGATTCTGCTAATAACGCTTTTGCACAAATGGCATTCTCAATTGAGAAATCAACTGTTACTGCTAAATCAAGAGCATTAAAAGCTGAGTACACTATGGAATTAGCACAAGACTTGAAAGCTATCCACGGGTTAGACGCTGAAACTGAACTAGCAAACATTTTATCTGCTGAAATCTTAGCTGAGATCAACAGAGAAGTTGTTAGAACAATTTACATTAACGCTGAGATCGGTGCTTCAAATAACTCATCTACACACATTGGTGCTGTAAGTGCGATCAACACAACTAATCCAGGAGTCTTTGACTTAGACACAGATTCTAACGGAAGATGGTCTGTTGAAAGATTTAAAGGATTAATGTTCCAAGTTGAGAGAGAAGCAAACGTAATCGCTCAAAGAACACGTAGAGGTAAAGGAAATATGATTATCTGTTCTGCAGATGTCGCTTCCGCTCTACAAATGGCTGGCGTGTTAGACTACACACCTGCTCTTAATAACAACCTAAACGTTGACGATACTGGTAACACATTTGCTGGTGTATTAAACGGTAGATACAAAGTGTACATTGATCCGTATTCTGCTAATAACAGTGCGAAACAATACTTTGTAGTAGGTTACAAAGGTAACTCACCATATGACGCTGGATTATTCTATTGTCCATATGTACCTTTACAAATGGTTAGAGCAGTTGGACAAGACACATTCCAACCAAAAATTGGATTTAAAACTAGATATGGTTTACAAGCAAACCCATTTGCTGAAGCTTCTGTTTCTTCAAATGCTGTTATCAACGGTGCAGGTAATGCAAACGCTAACAGATACTACAGAAGAGTCCAAGTTGCGAACATAATGTAATTCAGTTTTATACTGAAATTTAAAAAGGCGGGGCATCAAAACCTCGCCTTTTTTATTTGTACTAAATACTAATATGAAAAATATTTTAATTCAATACTTGTGGATCATTGCTTTATTTTTAGTTGTTATTTTAATCGCTGGTTGTGTAAATAGACCAGTAGAAACAAATAAAAAAATAAGTGTTTATGATGGTTCTATGAGTTTAGCTATTGCCTGTATTTTTAGTCCCAAAGATTGTGATAAATTACAACAAGAACAAGAATGGGAAGAGGTGGATAAACAATTAGATAAATAGTAGTATGACAACAACAAACTCATATAATAGACAACCTACCAAATTAGATTATGCGTCACCAACGCAGTTTAAATTTAATATAATTAAATTACCTAAAGTTGAATATTTTTGTACATCTGTAAATATACCAGGAGTTACGTTAGGTGGTGCAATGGCACAAGAAACAAGATTTAAAGATATACCACTTCCTGGTGACAAACTTACATATGAAGCTTTAGATATGAGTTTTATTGTTGATGAAAATTTAGAAAACTACCAGGAAATACACGGTTGGTTAGTTGGATTAGGTTTTCCAAGATCACATTCAGAATTTCAAAATTTACTTACATCAGGTAATGATAGATTTCCAACAAGAACAACGGGTGTAAGTACAGAACCAGGAAAAACAAAATATGGTGCAGCAGACGCTGGTGGAACATTGTCAGATGCTACACTAACAATACTAACGAGTAAAAACACATCACAATTAGAAGTGAGATTTAGAGATGTATTTCCTACATCTTTAACAGGACTACAATATACACAACAAGCAACTGATGTTGATTACCTAACAGCGACAGTATCATTTAGATATTCTATCTATGATTTTGCGTCTGTTGGTTCATCAACAACAAGTGTAACCACATCATAAACTTTACTTTTTTAAGGTTTTGTGATATAATGAGTAGATTATGGATTTAGAAAAATTACAATTAGAAGTTGACAAAGACTTAAAAATTAATGATACTGAACTTGATTTAGAGTCATTAAAAACACCTCAGTTACATAACAAATATTTAAAACATTTAACAAAGTTTAAGTTATTGTTAAGTCGTGCTGAAGGTGATTTAGCAATAATACAAAAACTAAAATGGGAATACTATACAGGTAAAGCTGATCCTCAAGTTTATGCACAAAAACCTTTTGATTTAAAAATATTAAGAACTGACGTAGATAAGTATATTGACTCTGATGACGAAATAATTAAAGCAAAACAAAAAGTACATTATTTACAAGCAACGGTAGATTTTTTAGATAGAACTATTAGACAAATAGCTAATAGAGGTTTTACAATTAAGAACGCAATAGACTGGAGAAGATTTACTAGTGGTGCGGTCTAATGACTACTACACGTTATATCATTATAGATAAAAAAGACGAAGTATATCTTAAAATAGAAGCGGAAGCTGATATTCGTAGAGAACTTGGCGAATATTTTACTTTTGAGGTACCAGGTTTTCGTTTTATGCCTCAATATCGAAATAGAGTATGGGACGGTAAGATAAGATTATTTTCTTATGCAACTGGTCAAATTTATGCTGGTTTATACCCCTACATAGTAAATTGGTGTAAAGAAAATGACGTACAAATAGTTGATGGTGCCAAAATAAAAGATACAGAAGTAGAAGATAGTAAAATAGATGCTTTAATTAAAGCTTTAAAAATTCCTTTAGAAATAAGAGATTATCAAAGAGAAGCTTTTGTTCATTCTATTCGAAAAAATAGATGTTTATTAGTATCGCCTACAGCATCAGGTAAATCGCTTATCATATATTTAATGTTAATCTTTAATTTGTTACGATTAAAAGATACCAAACAAGATAAGATTTTAATTATAGTACCCACTACATCTTTAGTAGAACAGTTATATAAAGATTTTAAAGATTATGGTTATAATAGTGATCGTAATATACACAAAATTTATTCAGGCCACGAAAAAGAAACAAATAAAAGAGTTATTATCTCTACTTGGCAATCAATCTATAATCTGCCTAAAAAATGGTTTACACAATTTGGTATGGTAATGGGTGATGAAGCTCACTTGTTCAAAGCTGTTTCATTAACAAAGATAATGACTAAATTAGAAAAATGTAAATATAGAGTTGGTCTTACAGGAACTTTAGACGGAACTAAGACACATAAACTTGTTTTAGAGGGATTATTTGGTACAGTAAATAAAGTTATCTCTACAAGTGAACTACAAGAAAAGAAACAATTAGCAGATTTAAAAATAATGTGTTTAGTATTACAATATGATGATGTATCTCGTAAGTTTATAAACGGAAAAACATACCAAGAAGAAATGGATTTTTTAGTTAAAAATTCAAGGCGTAATAAGTATATAAGAAATCTTTGTTTATCATTACAAGGTAATACTTTATGTTTATTTCAGTATGTTGAAAAACACGGAGAAACACTTAGAGATTTAATAATAGAAAAAGCAGACGGTAGAAAAGTATTTTATGTTTACGGAGGAGTAGAAGCAGATGAACGAGAACAAGTACGATTTATTACGGAAAAAAGTGAAAACGCTATTATCGTTGCAAGTTATGGGACTTTCAGTACAGGCATTAATATTCGGAATCTTCATAACATTATCTTTGCTAGTCCTAGCAAGTCCAGAATAAGAAACTTGCAAAGTATTGGTCGAGGACTAAGATTAAAAGATAATAATTCAGCGGCAACATTATATGACATAGCTGATGATTTATCTTACAACGAGAAAGAGAATTATACTTTAGCTCATTTTAGAGAAAGAATAAATATCTATAATGAGGAAGATTTTAATTATGAAATACACAACATAGAGTTTAAAAATGCATCAAAACCCACCAATCAATAATATAAGAATTATTAAACTGGTAAACGGCGATGATTTAGTTGCTGAACTGGCTAAAGATCAATTGGCAGAGAAATCTCCATTATTAAGAGTTGTAAAACCTCTACAAATTAAATATGTACCTCAATTTACAGCTATGGGTTTACGAGATTATATTGCTTTAATTAAATGGGCGGCATATACACCTGATACAATTATATCTATTCCAAAAGATAAAATAATGACTATTACAAATGCCTCCGTTCAAATGTCAACAAGTTATAATAATATAATAAAAGATTATGATAAATTAGACACTCCTAAGCAAAAGGGATATGAAAGAAAACATTTATCAGATGAAGATAATCAGAAGTTAAATGAAATATTTGAAGAACTAGAAGATGAGTATGGTGAA